TCATTCTGCAGCCTCCAGCCTGCGGGGCACCACCATCTCGCGGATCACTCCGGCGATGCCCTCGCGGCGAATGTCGACCTCGAGCCCGGCAGCGGTGACCGTGACGCGCCGCACCAGCAACTGGATGATCCGAGCCTGCTCGACCGGGAAGAGTTGCGACCAGAGGGCCGTGAACTCGTGCAGAGCTGCGATGGCATCCGCCTCCGAAGCCGCACCGCCGTCGCGTTTCAGGACGGCCAGCACGTGCGTGACCACCTCTGGCGTTTGCAGGATGCGGCGAACCTCGGTCACGACTGCGTCCTCGACCATTCCGGCCGCAAGCCGCATCGGCGCGGTCTCCTCGCCGGTTTCGCGGTTCCGTATCACGTCCATTGACACATAGTAGCGGTAGAGCTTCGCTCCCTTCTTCGTGCTGGTCGGCGTCATGGCGGCGCCATTTTCGCCGAAGATCAGTCCTTTCAGCAGCGCGGGCGTCTGCGTGCGGCTGTTGTTGGCCCGCTTGCGGGGGCTTTCCTGCAAGATGGCATGGACCTGATCCCAAAGGTCTGCGTCGATGATGGCATCATGCTCGCCGGGATAGGCCTTCCCCTTGTGCAGGGCCTCGCCCCGATACACGCGGTTGTTCAGCAGCCGGTAAAGGTAGCCCTTGTCGATCAACGTGCCTTGCTTGTTTCGGAACCCGTCGCGGCGCAGCTCCCGCGCCAGCACGGTCGCCGAGCCCAGATCAATGAACCGCTGGAAGATCCGCCGCACAGAGGCGGCCTCAGCCTCGTTCACCACCAGCTTGCGATCCTGCACATCGTATCCAAGGGGCACATAGCCGCCCATCCAGATGCCGCGCTTGCGCGAGGCTGCCACCTTGTCACGAATACGTTCGCCGATGACCTCGCGCTCGAACTGGGCAAACGACAGCAGGATGTTCAGCGTCAACCGGCCCATGGATGTAGTCGTGTTGAAGGACTGCGTCACCGAGACGAATGTGACCCCGTTGCGGTCGAACACCTCGACCAGCTTGGAAAAATCCATCAGCGAGCGCGACAGGCGGTCGATCTTGTAGACCACCACGACGTCGATCAGCCCGTCGTCGATGTCGGCCAGCAGCTGCTTCAAGCCGGGCCGGTCCAGATTGCCCCCTGAAAACCCGCCATCGTCATAGCGTTCGCGCGTGGCGACCCAGCCCTCGGATTTCTGGCTGGCGATGTACGCCTCGCAGGCCTCACGCTGGGCGTCGAGGCTGTTGAATTCCATGTCGAGCCCTTCCTCGCTCGACTTGCGAGTGTAGATCGCGCAGCGAAGGCGGCGGTTCGGGCGGGTTTCCATCTGCCTCATGCCTCCTCCCGCTTGCGCTCACGCAGGCCGAAGAAACGGTACCCGTTCCAGCGCGTTCCGGTGATTGCGCGAGCGACGGCAGAGAGCGATTTGAATTTGCGCCCCTGCCAGTCGAAGCCATCTTTCAGCACGGTAACGGTATGCTCGACGCCGTCCCATTCGCGTAGCAGCTTCGTACCCGTCACGGGATTGCGGGGATCAGCGATCTGATGCTTGCGCCGGGCGAGGCCTTCGACCTCGTCGGCCAGCAAGTCCAGCATACGCCGCGTATCCCGGTCGGGGCCGCCGTAGGTCAGTTCCTGAAGCCGATAGGCGATCCGCAGTTCAAGAAATGCCCGACTGTTGTTCGGCGCTGAGGTGCCGAGGAGCTTTTCCCATTCGGCTTTCAACTCCTTGACTGACATCGCTTTCAGGGCGGCCAGGCGCGACAGCACCGTCTGATCCTGGCTTGGATCATGCCCCGGTTGCGTGGGGGTTATCTTATTGTGATGCTTCATGAATTCCTCCGATGCGGATACGTTTTGCACGACGACCACCGCTCTTTCGGGGCGGGAAGTCCACGAAACTGTCTCCGTTCTCGGCAGATAAACCGCTGGACTGTACAGCATTCAGCCGAACGACGCCTGCGGCCAGGATGCGCCCAATCTCGGCGAGGCGTGCATCGGCCGACATGCGGTCAGGGCATAGGGGATTGGGCCCCGAAATAGGGGGTTCTGGTACGTGTGACATGGCGACTTTTCGCGATTGGGATGATGGTCAAAAGGTATCGCGAAATCAGGAAAACACAAGCTTTTCAATATTTTGGGGACAGCGCCGGGCTATGCGTAACGCCGCGAAAATCTGCGCACGCAATCCCCGGCCTTGGTGACCAGCTCAGGCGCAATGGGCCGCGAATCAGCGCGCGTCGCCGCCCATGAATTTATCGAATGTGTCGAGTTCGGGCTCTTCCTCGAGCTCGGCCATCTCCCACCGCGACGGTCCGCGGTCGGGATAGAGCAAGAGCGAAATCGACATCTCGTTCCCAGGTGAGAACACGGTCATTTCGCGCACGGGTTCGCTGCCGAGCCAGACACCAGCCGGGTGGTGATGGCCGTGACGGCCAGTATCCCAGTCCACTTCCTGCGCGGCCAGAGACGCCGCTGGCAACTCAGTCACAATCTGTCGGGCGCGGTAGAAGACGCCGGATCTCAGAAGCGGTTCGCTGGACCATGCCCAGTCGATGAAGCCATCTTTGCCGACGACGATCATCGCCCGCTTGTGCGTGATGGTCATCCATTTCAGGATCGCTGCCGTCAGCGAGACCGCATAGCGGTCGGCCAATTCGGTCATCAGGTCGATGTCGATCACGCGGCCGTCGATTTGCGCGCGGAAATCATCAAGCGGCATCAGGAGGTAGGAGGCAAAGGTGTTGGCCTCGCCTTCGATCTTGTTCCGGCGTTCGTCCCAGTCCGCCATGTTGCGGTTGGTGCACTCAAGGCCAGCGGGGTGTAAATGCCGATGCAACAGGTAATGACCGAGTTCATGGGCCAGTGTGAAATTGCGCCGCCCCTCGGACCGAATGTTTTCGTTGTAGATGATGCCCCATTCACCCGAGCCGTTGGGGTGCGGCATCAGCATGCCCTCAATGCCATCTGACAGATCGAGGCCCCTGACCATCGTGATGGGCGCATCCGGAAAAAGGTGGCGCGAAATATCCTGCGCCAGTGCCGCGACATCGATGGGAAACCGCGGCAGCCCGTGCGTGCCCTGAACGGCCGAGAGGATTTGGGTCAGGCGGATTGCCCAGCCTTTCGGCGACAAGCGCAGGCTCAACTCTTTTTGCTCCACAGGTCGATCATGTCGGTGATCTTCTCCTGATCTTCCGGCTTGAGCTTGCTGAATTTGCGGAAGAACGCCTCCTTGAGAACCTGATCGCTGGGCTCTTCACTTTCATCGAGCAGGTAATCGGTCGTGACCTCAAGAGCCTGGGCGATGCGGGTCAGCTTTTCGCCGGAGGGTTTTCGGGTGTCGCGGTTCTCGAGTTCCCAGATATAGCTCTTGCTCGAGTCGGTCAGCTCGGCGAGCTTGTCGAGGGAATATCCCTTCTCCTGGCGGTGGCGCTTAATCTTCGCGCCGAGGGAGGTGGTCATTGTATCATCCTTGTTTTCCTTGGGTTCAGGGCGTGTGTTCGATATGCCGAACAAAAACGTGTCGCGCAAGTAGACTCGGCGATTTGTTCGGTATATATCGAACGTCTGCGTATCTCGATGCGCAGATTCTCCCTGCTCCCGGTCTCGAAAGGTCTGCCCATGACTGCTATTTCCACCTTCCTCCGCAAAACCCCTGTTGTCCGCCTGAAGGATTACTTCACGGCTGGCGGGTTCACGTCGCTCGCTCCCGTCGACTGGACAAAGCCCGAGGCCGAGATCGTCGAACCGCTCATCAAAGCGGTGGACGGCATGACCGATGATGAAAAGCAGCGCGTTGTCCTTGATGCTGGCCGCGTTGCGGCGCTGGCGGATGAGCCCGGACAAAATGCCCTGCAAAACGTCGTCCAGAACCGCTCCGTCTTTGACACGCTCGAGGGGGCCAACAATCGGTCGCTCTGGGCCTTTCTTAACGAGAACGACCGTTTCCGCCTCGCGGAAGAGGTGCGCTACAACGACGAGCGCCGTCGGACGCGGTCGTGGAACGGCTTCGAGGTCGAGAAGGACTGCGCCGTTCGCCGCGATCCGATTTCTGTTGCCGCCTTTACCAAAGCGATCCGCGACCGCTTCGACACCCCGCATGTGCATGTCGATATTTTCGACCGGCACCGCGTCATCCTCGAAGATCAGGAATGCGACCTGGTTCAGGTTGCCGTTTACCGGGAAGGCCGCCCCGAAGACATGCTGGGGTTCGACGCGAACAGCACGCTGTCGCGCCGGATCGTGAAGCCGGTCTTCGAAGCGTCCCTGACCTATGAGGCGGATACCGGCGTCATCGAGGTTGTGGCCAATACGCTGGAAGACCGGAGGGATCTGACGGCCTATATGGCGCGGGACCTGCTTGGCATCGATTTCAAGGAAAAGCCGATCCCGCTTCGGGAATACGATCTCAGCATGTTGCTGAAGCCCTTCGACTTCCCGACGGACGTCGAAGACGGAATCATTGGCGTTACCGTGAAAGAACTGCGCTTGATGGAGGTCGGTCAGCCCAACGAACGGATCATTCTCGAATCCATGTCAGGTGCCGACCGCACTGTCTGGGAAATGGCCGAAGAGCGCATCGGGCTCGACATCGGCGGCACCGGGCATGTCCTGTCGATCGCGTCGGAGATGCCGGAATGGATTGTTACCCGCGCCCGGTTCACGATCAAGTTCCAACCCGGCCCCGGTGGTGGGCGTGGCAAATCCCTTACGCTGACCGTGACCATGCCACATGGCTGCAACCTCAAGGACATGACCCCGCATGAGCGGTTGATCGGTGAGAAGTATCTGCGCCGCTGGGGCATCCTGACCGACACCGCTGATCTCGGTGATCTCATTGAGTAAGCGGGCCGTCGATATGCTGCTTCAGGTGATGGAAACCCGCGCGGCCAAGGTGCAGGCAACGACCTTGCGGCAAGTGTCACCTCGGGCAACGGATCAGTTGGTTGAGGCCGAACTTCTAGTGGCGTCCGGGCATATCCCGGTCGTCACGGCGATGGACAACTTCGAAGATGAGCCCATCCCGGCGGAATGGTGCGCCGAGCGCAGGCAGTACGGGTACACCAACAGCGTGGGCCGGTGGGTCGCTGTCGATGCCGCTGAGATCGCTGCCCTGGCAGTCAATTATCAGAGGGTCTTCGCCAAGATGCTGGTCGGCTTCGAACGCGTAGCCCCTGTGCGACCTGTGCCTCTGATCGATGGCTTTGCATGGGACATCGGCACCATTCGGCTCGCTGGGGCCAGGTCGCCGGTGCCAATCTGGTTTGCCCGGCGCATGGCTGACCCTGCCGTCTGGCAGGCTGTCGATGCCCGGTTCTCGCGCCAACAACCAGACGAGGTGCGCGTCATCCTGACGTCTACACCGGGCGATCGCATCCCGATCACCGTGAACAAGCGAAATGTCGTCATCAACGTGGCCGATGTTGCGGTCGCCCCCGGCAAGCTCGCGATTTCACCACATGCGCTTGGTGCGCGGGTTTTTCCGGGTCATGTCCAGCGCCAGTTCCCGATCGACCATTCGGATGATTGCGGCATCGTCTGGCATAGGGGTGAAACGCTGACTTTTGGCGGGGACAAGCAGCGTCTGCTCTTGCAACTGCTCTTCGCAGCCTATGAGGCCAAGTCACCGGTCCTTCGCGTAGCGCACGTCCTTGAAGAGGCTGGGTATGGTGGTCAGGTGAATACTCTGAAGAAGGCTTTTGGCCGTCGTACCGATTGGCAGCGGTTCATCAAATTCGACGATGGAAATTGCTGGATCGAACCTTGATCTTGCCCTGCGCGTTTCGATGAAATGGCCGTCCTTCGGGGCGGCCTTTTTTCGTTTTCGGGCATCAATATGCGCTGCCTCCCGTTTTGCCTCCCGGCTGCCTCCACGGTGCCTCCCAGCCCCTCCGCCATGGTGATCCCGCAAGTGTTCGCGCAAATCCCAAGGAGGTTCACATGGCGATCAGGCACCTTTCCCAGATCGAGCTGGCGGCTCGCTGGAATATCTCGCACCGCACGCTGGAACGTTGGCGGTGGACGGGCGAAGGCCCGAAATTCATCAAACTCGGCGGCCGGGTGATCTACCGGCTCGAGGATGTCGAGACCTTCGAGGCTGAACAGATCCGCGGCGCGGATCATGAACCCCATCGCCCGATGTCGGCGTAAGGGGGGACGACATGACAATTTCTAACCACATCACCCTGGCCGACATTCCCCACATGCCTGTGGGCGAGATTGCCACGCTGCCTGCCGATCAGTTGGCGCTGCTGAAAGACGCAGCCGATCAGCAACTGGCGCAAGCCAAGTCTCTCGCGGATTGGCTCGATGGCGCCATTTCCCTGAAATACGCGGACCGCGCTCAGACAACGCGCCATGGCGCAGGCAAGGACACGGGCACCATCCGGTTCGAGGATGACGGCGTCACCGTGATCGCCGAACTGCCCAAACGTATCGATTGGGATCAGGCCAAACTCGCCCAAATCGCTGAAAACATCGCCTCGGCCGGGGAAGACCCTGCAGAGTTCATCGATACCAAGCTGTCGGTCTCCGAGCGCAAATTCTGCGCTTTGCCCGAAAGCTGGCGCAAGGGTTTTGAACCCGCGCGCACGGTCCGCACCGGCAAGCCGAAGTTCCGTTTCGTTTTGAACGGAGGTGCGTCGTGACGGCACTTCTTCCCATCCCCCAGGGCGATCCGAGCCTTCCCGGCTTGATTGATCGTGCCGCGACCATGCTTTCGAATGCGAAGACCTCGGCGGAAGTTCTCGAAGCCCGTGAGGCCGCAGGGCTTGCCTACGATGTCGCAAAGCGTGCCGCGCGCCTCAGCCGTGCCAAGTCCGCACATGATGATCTGATTGCGGCGGCCCATCGTGCCCAGGCTGATGCTTTGGAAATCGAAGCCGCTGCCAAACGCCGCCTCGCCGATGAATATGACATGGCACAAGCCCAAGGTGAGGTCGGCAAGAGCGGGGTACGGACGGACCTCGTTTCGCAGGGGAACGAGGTTATTCCTTCCGCCGCAGACATCGGTCTTTCACGCAAAGCCATTCACGATGCGCGCCTGATCCGCGACGCGGAAGAGGTTGACCCGGGCATCGTGCGCCGCACCCTCGACGAGAAACTCGAGCGTGGTGAGGAACCGAACCGGGCGGCACTGCGCAAGATGGTGGTCGATGCCGCCATGCGGGGAATGCGCCCTGAGCGCAAACCCAGTCGCCGGAACCCGCTCTATGTCCCGCCGACACCCCAACAGGCCGCCTGGCAGCATGTCACCGGCACGTTCCGCGCCTTCGCCGAATGGGCTTCGGATGACACGCTCGCCTTGGCCCGCGAGGGCATGACCGAGGCTCAGGGCAGCCAGTTTCACCATCTCGACGTCGCCGCCATCGCGGCCGGATCGGAAGCTTTCACCAAAATCAAGGAGTGGTTCGATGCTTGACAGCCAGTCAGCAGCCTTTGCCGAACGCGTCTGGGAGGTGGCCTCCCAGCTTGGCAACAATGCCCCGAAAATAGCCGATGACATCATGGGCGAGGCCTTTCCTTTGACCTGTTCGCAGGCAAGGGCGGAAGGCGCGATGCGCATGCTGCGCATTGGGATCATTTCCGAGGTGAAACGGATCCTGCGCAACCGTCATGACGTGCTGACCCAGACGGATTTCGCCGACCGGTGCGATGCGTTTGCGCCGCTCGTCAGTGATCTGCGCTCGAAGTCCTACTTCGTCGAAAGCGCCGAGGAATACGTCGTGGTCCCGGACCTGATCGCTGAACCTGATCTCCTCGACGATGCGCGGCGTTTCATGCGGCGCAAGGGACTTGAATGCCTCGCGGAAGCCGACCGGCTGGATGCGCTCTACGCGGCTGTCACCGGCGAAGTGGCACCCATCCCGGCGACGATTTCCACCGACAAACCTGACATGGGAGAGTTCTGATGGCGATTTCTCTCGCATCCCTGCGCACGACCTCTGCGCTGACGCCACCGCGCATTCTGATCCACGGCGTGGCCGGGGTGGGCAAATCCACCTTTGCCGCCGCTGCGGATCGGCCGGTGTTCATCATGACCGAGGATGGCCTGGGCAAACTGCAGGTGCCGCACTTTCCACTGGCAACGAGCTATGCGGAGGTGGCTGAAGCCCTTGATGCGCTCCTGCACGAGGACCACGATTTTGGCACGGTGGTCATCGACAGCATTGATTGGCTCGAGCCGCTCATTTGGGCCGAGACCTGCAAACGCAATGGCTGGGCGTCCATTGAGGCGCCGGGCTTTGGCAAGGGCTTTGCTGAAGCGTTGAATGTCTGGCGCGAATATCTCGACAAGCTGAACGCGCTTCGGGACCAGAAGGGCATGGTGGTCATCCAGATCGCCCACACTGACATCAAGCGTTTCGACAGTCCCGAGCACGAGCCCTATGACCGCTATGTGATCAAGCTGCAGACCCGCGCCTCGGCGCTCTTGCAGGAGCACTCAGATGTGGTGCTTTTCGCCAACTACCAGATCTCGGTCGCCAAATCCGATGTCGGCTTCAACAAGAAGGTGACCCGGGCGCTCGGGTCCGGTGCGCGCGTCATGCACACCGAAGAGCGCCCCGCCTTTCTCGCCAAGAACCGTTACGGCCTGCCGGACACCCTGCCGCTTGAGTGGTCGGAGTTCCTCGCAGCCATGCCCCAACCTGAATGATTGCCTTGAAAGGATAAGACCATGGCACGTTTTGACACCTCCTTTGACGCCACCAGCGTCGAACCCACCACCGCCTATGAGCTGCTGCCCGCAGGCAAATACCGCGCCCAGATCGTCGAGAGCGAGATGCGCGTCACCAAGAACGGCATGGGCCAGTTCCTCTGGCTGATGATCGATATTCTTGAGGGTGAGCAGAAAGGCCGGAAGATCTTCGATCAGCTGAACCTGGTGAACCCAAACCCGACGACGGTGGAAATCGCGCAGCGCACGCTTTCGGCCATCTGCCACGCCACGGGCCGGATGCATGTCAGCGACAGCGAGGAGCTGCACCTGATCCCGATGACGATCCAAGTGAAAATCAAGCCGCCGAAGAACGGATACGGGGAGAGCAACGCGATTGCCTATCTCCCGCCTGAAAAGGGCGCAGCCTCGGCTACCCGCCCGGCGAAGCCTGCCTCTGACCCGGCTGGATCTGCGGTGCCGCCCAAAATGGCCTCTGCGCCCTGGAACAAGAAAGGCTGATCCTTCGCGCTGCCCTGACCTGTTGACGGACGGGGCAGCGCACAACCCAACCTGAGGATACTCCCATGACTGACATGACCAACGCGGCCCCTGTGGCTGCGACCAGCCCCGGCTTGCCCGATGATCAGCGGCGGCTCATCGAACTCGACGACGCCATTGCCAAGATCCGCACGCAGATCGCAACGGCCGATCTGGCCCGCCAGCGGGGCCAGAAGCCCATCGATCCGGACTGGTTCCACCGGGCCCGCACGGCGCTCCGCCACCTCAGCCGCGAGCGTGCGGAACTGCTCGCCCAAGGCACCGGCCGCCGTCGGCGCGAAAAACTTAAGGACGCACTGATCGGTGTCCTGCGTGATCGCCATGATCTGGAAACCTGGAGCGGCATTCTGGCTGAGGCACAGGCTCGCAGTGAACGGGAGGGGCTGTGATGGCCGAGTTGCCCTACGCCCCCACGTCAACGCTGACGGCGATTTATGCCGATTATGAGGCCCGCCAGGGCGATGGTTTCCGCGACCACCTCGGCGCCTCGATCATCGGTAAATCCTGTGCCCGCGCGCTCTGGTACGATTTCCGCTGGATTACGCCCGCGCTTCATTCCGGCCGCCTGCTGCGCCTCTTCGAGACCGGCCAGTTGGAAGAGGACCGCCTCGTGCGCAATCTGCGCGCCACCGGTGCGACGGTGCTCGAGGTCGATCCCGAAACTGGTCGCCAGTTCCGCGTCGAGGCCCACGGCGGCCATTTTGGCGGGTCGCTCGATGGCGTTGCTATCGGCATCCTCGAGGCCCCGAAAACCTGGCATGTGCTTGAGTTTAAGACCCATGGAGTCAAGAGTTTCACTGAGCTAACCGCCAAAGGCGTGGTGCAGACCAAGCCCCAGCATGCCGCGCAGATGCAGGTTTACATGCACCTGACAGGGATCACCCGCGCGCTGTATGTGGCGGTCTGCAAGGACACCGACGCGCTGCATATCGAGCGCATCGAGGCTGATAGCGCTATGGCCGAGCGCCTGCTGGACAAGGCAGGGCGCATCATCTTCGCCCAGCATCCGCCCGCGCGGATCAGCGAGGACCCGGCCTGGTTCGAATGCCGGTTCTGCGATCACCATGCTGCTTGCCACGAAGGCGGCGGTGCTGCCGTGACCTGCCGGTCCTGCCTGCACGCGACGCCGATCGAAGGCGGATGGCACTGCGCCCGACACGACCGGATGCTGACGCCTTCCGAGCAGCGCGCCGCCTGCATCCGCCATCTCTTCATCCCCGATCTCGTTCCGGGCGAGGTCATCGATGCGGGCGACGATGTCGTCACCTACCGCATGGCCGATGGCACGACTTGGGCCAACGACGCCCGCACAACGGAGGCCGCGCCATGCTGACCCTGCGCCCCTATCAACAGGCCGCGATCGCAGCGATCTACGGCTATTTCCAATCCCACAAGGGCAACCCGCTGGTGGTGATCCCGACCGCCGGAGGCAAGAGCTTGGTAATGGCCGCCTTCATCGAGGGCGTGCTGAAGGCATGGCCCGACCAGCGCATCTTGATCGTGACCCATGTGCGCGAGCTGATCGCGCAGAACCATGCCGAGATGACCGGCCTTTGGCCGGAGGTCCCGGCCGGCATCTATTCGGCAGGCTTGGGCAAGCGCGAGGCACAGGCCCGCATTCTCTTCGCAGGCATCCAGTCGATCCACCGCCGCGCGGCCGAGATCGGCCACACGGATCTCGTGCTGATCGACGAGGCGCATCTCATTCCCGGCAATTCCAGCACGATGTATCGCCGGTTTCTGGACGGGATGGTCAGGATCAATCCTGCGCTCAAGGTGATCGGGCTGACGGCAACGCCATTTCGGGTCGACAGCGGCATGTTGCACGAGGGCAAGAACGCGCTCTTCACCGACATCGCATTTGAGGCCCCGGTCCGTGAGTTGATCGACGCGGGGTATCTGAGCCCTCTGGTCTCGAAGCTGCCCGCAACCCGGCTGGATGTGTCGAAGGTGGGCACCCGCGCTGGTGATTTTATTGCGCGCGATCTGGCGGCGGCGGTCGACCAGGACGCCATCACCCGCGCGGCCGTCACCGAAATCATCGAGCATGGCCGTGACCGGAAGTCCTGGCTGGCCTTCTGCTCGGGCGTCGAGCACGCGCGCCATGTGGCCGAGGAATTCGGCCACCAGGGCATTAGCTGCCGCACGATCTTTGGCGACACGCCGAAGGACGAGCGCGATGCGATCCTTGCCGCCTTCAAGCGCGGAGAAATCCGGGCGCTCGCCTCAATGGGCGTGCTGACGACCGGCTTCAACGCGCCTGGGGTCGATCTGATCGCGCTTCTGCGCCCCACCAAGTCCGCAGGCCTCTATGTGCAGATGGTCGGCCGTGGTACGCGCCTCGCGCCGGGCAAAGAAAACTGCCTGGTCCTCGACTTCGCTGGCAATGTCCGCCGCCACGGGCCGATCGATCTGGTGCGCCCGAAACGCCCAGGCGAAGGCGGTGGCGGCGAGGCCCCGACCAAGCTCTGCCCCGAATGCGACAGCATCATCGCGCTATCGGCGGCGGAATGTCCGGACTGCGGTTACGTGTTTCCGGCCCGGGAGGTCAAAATCGCGCCGACGGCGGCTACACTTCCCGTCCTGTCGCCGAAGGTCCAATGGCTGCCGGTTCACGGCGTCTCCTACAACCGCCACGACAAACTGGGCGGGCTGCCCTCGCTCAAGGTCACCTATAGCTGCGGGCTGAAATCCTACAGCGAATGGGTCTGCATTGAGCATCAGGGCTATGCACGCCAAAAGGCGTCGGAATGGTGGCGCAAGCGCGCGCCCGGCTGTCCGGTGCCGCTCAGCGTGGATGAAGCCATTTTGCAGGCCCAAGAGCTCACGCGCCCCAGTGCGATCTCGGTCCGCCCCGCGGGCCGCTATGTCGAGGTTTCCGGCCACAGGTTTGAACCATGCGCCAAAGTTCCCCCGGCGTCTGCGCCGTCTGCCACCGACAACCTCGTGGGTTTGGCTGGTTCGACCGGAATTTCCGGGTCTCGGACCCGCGCCGCGATGCCGGCCGCAAGCACCTCTGCAGCCGCACCTGCCAGGACATCTGTCACGGGAGGACGGGCATGATCGATCCCACCCCGAATGAGATGCAGGCGATGACTGTCGGCGGCCAACAAGGCGGCGCGTATCTCGAAAGCATCGGCAAATCCGATCTCGCCACCCTCACAGAGACCGAGTGGGACCGCTTCATCGATGCGGTTGTCACTGGATATTGCGACCACTTGCGCGAGCTGGCGGGCCAGGACCGCACACGCCTCGACGCCATGACCCCCGAGGTGCCTTTCTGATGACCAATACATCCTTCATGGCGCGCTTCGGCGCGCGGCTTGTGACCAATGGCTATGCCATCCTGCCGATCGGCCCGGGCACGAAGAAGCCTGGCCGTTTCCAGCGTGGGGCATGGGCGGATTATCCCGAATGGAACCGCCATGCGGAACGCGGCACCACCGAGGTCGAGGTGGCCACTTGGTCGTCTTGGCCAGATTGCGGCGTCGGGATAGTCGGCGGCGCTGTCGCTGCGGTCGATATCGACATCAAAGACGATGCTGACTTGGCGCTGCAGATCGAGCGGCTCGCAAGGGAGCGTCTCGGTGACACGCCCGCCCTGCGTATTGGACGTGCGCCAAAGCGGATGCTGGTCTATCGCACGGCCGCGCCGTTCCGGGGCATCAAACGCCATCCGCTGGAGGTGCTCTGCCTCGGGCAGCAGTTCGTCGCCTACGCCATTCACCCGGACACGGGTGCGCCCTATGCCTGGCCCGAAGAGGGGCTGGCGGACATCGACATCACCGACTTGCCTGAAATCACCTGTGAGGCTGCCATCGCTTTCCTCGATGAGGCCTATGAACTGTTGCCAGAGGCCCTGCGGCAGCGCGGGCTGACGACCCATACGGTTGACGCAGAGTACCTGCGCAGCCACAGCCAGATCGGTACCTTGCCGGCAATCGAGGCGGCGCTCGCTTGGCTGCCCAACGCTGAACTCGACTATGACAGCTGGATGCGTGTCGGCATGGCCCTGAAAGGCGCGCTTGGCGAGGCCGGGGCCGATCTCTTTGCCGAATGGTCCGCGCAAGCGGCGAAGGATGTGCCCGCCACCACGATGAAGGCCTGGGCCAGCTTCAAGCCCGACCGGATCGGCGCTGGCACGATCTACCATCTCGCCATGGAACGCGGCTGGCAGCCGGACGCTGAGCTTCGCTTGGATGGCAGTTTGCCCGTGGCCGAAAACCACCCGGCGGCGGGCCTGCTGGCGAGGCTGGATGTGACAACAGCGGCAGCGTCTCTGGCCCCAGCTGCACCGCAGTTCTCGCTGGCGATCCCTGACGGGCTGGTAGGCGATCTGACGGATTACATGCTGACTACGGCGCGCCGCCCTCAGCCGCTCCTGTCATTGGGGGCCAGCCTCTGCGCCATCGGCGCGCTGATGGGGCGGAACTTCCGGACTGAAAGCAACCTGCGCTCGAACCTCTATGTCGTCGGCATCGCCGACAGTGGATCGGGCAAGAACCACGCGCGCGAGATCATCAACGAAACCTTCTTCGAGGCGGGGCTGGCCCATCATCTGGGCGGCAACAAGATCGCCTCTGGTGCGGGGCTGCTGACGGCACTGCACCGCCAGCCTGCGATTCTGTTCCAGATCGACGAGTTTGGCATGTTCTTGTCGGCGGCGGCCGACCGCAAGCGCAGCCCGCGACATATCACCGAGATCCTCGACAACATGACCGAGCTCTACACCTCGGCCGGCGGGATCTTCCTAGGGGCAGAATACGCCAACCGGGACGGCACGAACGAACGGCGCGACATCAACCAGCCCTGCCTCTGCGTCTACGGCACCACGACACCGCTGCACTTCTGGGGCGCGCTGCAGGGGGCGAACGTGGTCGACGGCTCGCTCGCCCGTTTCCTGATCCTGCCCAGCGACGAGGACTACCCCGATGAAAACATCGCCGTCGGCATCCGCCAGGCCCCGCCGGCGCTGATCCAGGGGCTGCAGTTGATCGCGGCCGGTGGAGGCGCCCCAAAGGGCAATCTTGCTGGCAAGACCGCCGATCAGAACACTGCCGTTAACCCGATGGTCGTGCCCATGACCGAGGAGGCTCGGGCCCGGTTCCGCCTGCTCAGCATCGAGCTGACCGAGGAATTGCGGGCCGCGGCTGGCACGGCCTTCACGGCCATCCTCGCCCGCATCGGAGAAAATGCCCTAAAGCTTGCGCTGATCGTGGCGGTTGGGCGTGATCCGGTGCGGCCCGAGATCGAGATCACGGCGGCGGACTGGGCGATCAGTTTCGTGCGGCACTACGCACAGCGCACGATGGAGGCAGTCGAGCGGCATGTCGCGGATACCGAGACCGAGGCGCACCTGAAGCGGCTGAAGGAGATCATCCGAGGCTCGGGTGCCAAGGGCATCACCAAATCCGAGATCACTCGGGCCTCGCAGTGGCTGAAGTCCCGCGATCGCGATGAAATCCTGCTCACCCTGATCGAAAGCGGGGACATCACCACTGGCATGCGCGGCTCATCGACCAAGCAGGCCATGGTCTACAGGATGGCGAGGTGGGATGGGTGACAGAAGATCCTTCAAACCCGCTGAAGCAGTCCTTGAAGCATTGAAGGGGGTTAAGTCACTGCAATGAATAGGAAAAATAAGATCCTTCAAATCTTTCAATCTTTCAAGAGGACCCCTTATCCCTATACGCGTACGCGCGCGGTTAAATATTAGGAGAGAGGTACCTACTGAAATATTGAATAATTGAAAGATTATATATTATATATACAAGACAACCACTTATGGGCGGAAATCTTTCAAGAGACCCCTTTGAAGGTTTTGAAGGATCTGCCGGGCGGCCCGCTCGCCCCGCGCCTGACATGACCAGACCACCCTTCGGGGCCTGGCGAGACCGCAGCCTTCACCGGCCAGCCTTCTCGCCACGCTCGCCAAAGCGAAGAGGAGGTCTTGATGACCCAATCCGAAAACACCCCGCGCTGCATTCTGGCGCTTGATCTTGGCACCACGACCGGCTGGGCCCTGCGCGGCTATGACGGTCTGATCACCACCGGAACATCCAGCTTCCGCCCCGGTCGTTTCGATGGCGGCGGCATGCGCTATCTGCGCTTCACGAACTGGCTAACAGAACTCGACCGCCTGTCCGGTCCGATTAATGCGATTTGGTTCGAGGAAGTGCGCCGTCACGCTGGCACCGATGCAAGCCACATCTACGGCGGACTCATGGCGACTTTGACGTCATGGGCTGAATTGCGCGGCGTGCCCTACGAGGGCGTCCCGGTCGGCACCATCAAACGCCATGCCACCGGCAAGGGTAACGCATCAAAAGAGGCTATGGTCGCAGCGGCTCGAGCCCGTGGCTACAGTCCAGCGGACGACAACGAGGCCGACGCAATCGCCATCCTGCATTGGGCCCTTGAGACCCAAGGCGGTGTGGCATGAGGCTTTACCCCAAGGGCTATGGCGGCCAGCGCCGCGATCCCGAGCAGGTCAAGCGGGAGGGTTGGCATGAACAGCATGTGCTGGCCGTGTCGCTCGATGACCCGCGCCTGACCTGGCCTGAACGCGAACTCGTCCGCCAGCTTGGTGAAAAACTCTATGGCAAACATCCGGCCACGAGGGAGGTGCGCCATGGCTGACCGTGTCTGGACCGCCGAGGATGTCGCCGATCATTTCGAGGAAGCGTTTCGCACCCTGCGAAAGCTGCCGCCGGTAAAGGTGCAGGGCTACTTCAATGCCTGGCCGCAGATCGTGCGGACCGATCGTGAAATCCTCGCGATGGAACCTGAGCCGATGCGGGTCTGGCCTTCGGCCTCTGCGATCACCCGGTTGGAGCAAACCTTCGATTGGGTGCTGTGGCTTGGCGAGGACGAGCGCCGCTTGATCTGGTGGCGCGCTGCCCGGCGTCCCTGGAAGGAGATCACCTACGAATTGGGCGTGGATCGCAGCACCGCTTGGCGGCAGCACAAGCTCGCGTTGACCAAGATTGCTGCGCGGCTCAATGCTGCAGCTGCATAAAGTGTTGCAACACTTTTCCTTTCGACAATTGCAACAAATCCATGCTATGTGAAGCATATGATGGGGAGAGTACGTCGCGGAGACGTCTCTCCCCGTTTTCGTTGGTGGATGCCCCGGTGGCCTCCGGGATCCAGCCAGAATCCAATCGCGTAACCCATTGAAATTGAACGGGTCCCTCCTGTTTGTAACCGTATTCGGGGGGGCGAGGCGCGGCATATCGCTAGCGTCAGGGCCGATTTTTTGGGAAGCCACCTCGGCAGGCATCCACCTGCGGTCCTCTAAAAACCAAAAAAAACAAACCCTTGAAGCCGGATACCCCGGTGGCCTCTGGATCCCTCGCGGAATCCAGGTTGGCCGCTGGTGTCCGGTGTCCAGGGTATCCACCCCATGCGAGGCACCCTGCGCCCATGACGTTGAGCTTTTCACCGGACCGGATCGAAACCTGGCCGATTGCGCGCCTGCAGCCTTACGCGAAGAACGCGAAGGTGCATGGCCCAGACCAGGTCGCGAAGATCGCCGCCAGCATGGCCGAGTTCGGCTGGACCGTGCCCTGCCTCGTCGGCGAGGACGGTGAACTGATCGCAGGCCACGGCCGGGTGCTGGCTGCTACGCAGCTCGGACTGACCGACGCGCCGGTAATAGTGCTCGGGCACCTGACCGAGGCGCAGCGCCGGGCCTATCGTTTGGCTGACAACAAGCTCACAGAGCTTGGAAGCTGGGATGAGGCGCTGCTCTCGGCCGAATTGCAGGAGTTGCTGGCCGAAGATTACGACGTGTCACTGATCGGGTTTGACGATAGCGAACTCGATGCCTTGCTTGCGGGCGAAGGCGGGGAGACCGATGACACCGGTGAAACCGAGGATGTGGTTCCCGAACCGCAGGAAGAGCCGATCAGCCGTCCCGGCGATCTCTGGCTCCTTGGCAACCACCGGCTTCTCTGCGGCGATGCGACCGTTTCCACCGATGTAGATCGGCTTTTGGACGGGACGCATGCTGATCTGTGTTTTTGCGATCCACCCTATAACGTCGATTATGCCGGCGGCGCTGGCGCCGAAAAAGCTGGCAAGGGGCGGCGGATCAAGAACGACGCTCTCGGTGATGCGTTCGGTCAGTTTCTCCAGGACGCCTGTGTGCTGATCAATCTGCACACGCGAGGCGCGGTCTATATCTGCATGTCCTCGAGCGAATTGCATACCCTGCAGGCGGCGTTCAAGGCGGCGGGCGGACACTGGTCGACCTTCGTGATCTGGGCCAAGGACCGGTTCACACTCGGGCGGGCTGATTACCAGCGGCAATACGAGCCGATCCTCTATGGCTGGCCAGAGAGCGCGAAGCGCCATTGGTGCGGTGACCGCGATCAAGGCGATGTCTGGCAGATCCCGCGACCCCATAAGAACGACCTGCACCCGACCATGAAACCCGTGGCGCTGGTGGAGCGGGCGATCCGCAATTCCAGCCGGCGGGGTGATCTTGTTTTTGACCCCTTCGGCGGAAGCGGCACAACGCTGATCGCGGCCGAAACCACGGGGCGTCGGGCGGCGCTCTTGGAACTCGATCCCCGATATGTCGACGTGATTGTCCGGCGCTGGCAGCAGTTTACGGGCAAGGAGGCCATACTTGAGGGAGGCGAGCAGACCTTCGATGCCCTGAAATCTCAGCGCGAGGCCGCATGAAGCAGTCCCGCCTCATGTCTCTGGCCGAGGCCGTTGCCAACGTGATCGTCGGTTACGGCGTTGCGGTCGTGACGCAGATCCTGATCTTCCCGATCTTCGGCCTGCAGACGACGCTCGCGCAAAATCTTCAAATGGGCTTGCTGTTCACCGGCGTCAGCATAATCCGCTCGTTCGTGCTTCGGCGGCTCTTCGAGGCCATTCGGGTGGCAAAACCCGAGGGCTAGATCAGGCCGAGGTCTTTCAGGCAGCTTGCCGTGTCCATCAGCTGATGGGTCGGAACCTCGATCGTGATGGTGAAGCTATCGGCGAAAGTTTTTCCGTAGACGCCTCCATCATCCATCAGGGCCATCTCGATCTCTTCAAGGACGACGGTGATGCGGCTGCGGTCGAAGTGTTCGGGCAGGTTCCGGATGGGGAGCCGAATGCTGGTGGTTTCCATGGGGGTCACTCCGCGTGCTCGCCTTCCTTGAAGGCGCTGTCGGTGATGCGCTTCAGGAGCTCGGCGTAATAGTCGAGGTTGCCGACATGTCCCCAATGGACCTCGTCGGGGTGGGTGTAAAAATGCTCTTCGCTCAGCGCCTGTAGGCGCGCGAGCATGGTGTCGATCTCTGCCTTTTTCCCGATGAACGCGGTCAAGGCTGCGGTCTGGCTCTGGCGCGGTTCTCGGGTTTGGTTCAGGCGGGTCATGGCGGTGGCTCCTCAGGCCGATCTTTCATCCGTTTCTGAACCCAGGTTCGCTCTGATGCGGAGGCTTAGCAACGATATAAGAGCATGATTTCGAATGATAATCGGAGCGCGACATGGAGGGCATGAGCGAGCGGCAATACGCGATCCGTGTTGGCCTTTCGCGTGGCGCGGTCCAGAAAGCCAAGGCATCCGGACGGCTGGTCCTGCATGACGATGGCAGCATCGATGCGGTTGCCAGCGATGCCCTGCGCACTCAGGCGACAGACCTGTCAAAAACGCGCAAAACCCCACAGCCGAACCTGAAGCCCGTTTCCGAGGCGGCGGTCTCCGCCGTCGGCGAAACGCTCCGTGAACAGGGGTTGAGCGCACCGCCGGTGGGCGGCGGCACGACATTTCTGCAGGCGAAGACCGCAAACGAGGTGCTGAAAGCACAAGAGCGGCGGATACGGCTGCAAAAGCTCAAGGGCGAGCTGATCGACCGGGCGCGCGCATTGTCGCTGGTGTTTCGGCTCGCGCGACAGGAACGCGATGTCTGGGTCAACTGGCCGGCTCGTGCGGCAGCCCTCATGGCCGCCGACCTCGGCGTAGAGCCAGCGGCCATGCAGAAGGTTTTGGAAAAACATGTCCGTGCCCAGCTCGACGATCTCGCCGAGGTCAACCCCGATCTTCGGTGATGCGCACGCTTCAATTAGCGAAGCGGTAGGCGAACAACTTGCCGATTTCGACGGCGCAGCCGAGATCCTGCGCGCCTGGGGTGCTGGCCTTACGCCAGATTCCGATCTCACCGTCTCTGAATGGGCAGACCGGCACCGGATGCTGTCGGGGCGGTCGGCCGCAGAACCCGGGCGCTACCGCACAATGCGCACGCCCTATATGCGCGAGATCATGGACCGGCTCAGCCCTGGCGATCCAACGCAACGCGTGGTGTTCATGAAGGCCGCACAGGTCGGAGCGACCGAGGCCGGCAACAACTGGATCGGCTTTGCGATCCATCAGGCACCAGGGCCAATGTTGGCAGTCCAGCCGACGGTGGAACTCGCCAAACGAAACTCGCGCCAGCGGGTCGACCCGCTGATCGAGGAAAGCCCCGAACTCAGGGAGAAGGTCAAACCGGCCCGATCCCGCGACGCGGGCAATACGATGCTGTCCAAGGAATTCGCGGGCGGCATTTTGATCATGACGGGTGCAAACTCGGCGGTCGGACTGCGCTCAACCCCGGCGCGCTACATCTTCCTTGATGAGGTCGATGCCTATCCGGCCTCGGCTGACGAGGAAGGCGATCCGGTCTCGCTGGCCGAGGCACGGTCGCTGACATTTGCACACCGGCGCAAAATCCTGCTGGTGTCGACCCCAACGATTCGGGGGCTGAGCCGGATCGAGCGCGAGTTCGAAGCCTCTGATCAACGGCGCTTTTTCGTGCCATGTCCGCATTGTGACGCAATGCAGTGGCTGAAGTTCGAGCGGCTGCGGTGGCAAAAGGGCCAGCCCGAAACGGCCGAATATCACTGCGAGGCCTGCGACAGGGCCATCGCAGAGCATCACAAGACGGCGATGCTGGAAGCCGGTGAATGGCGTGCGACCAGCGCATCCGCCGACCCGAAAACCGTGGGGTATCACCTCTCCGCCCTCTATTCCCCCATAGGCTGGATGAGCTGGACGCAGATCGCCCGGGCCTGGGAGGCAGCGCAGGGCTCGGACGAGGCTATCAAGGCGTTCCGCAACACGACCCTTGGAGAAACCTGGATCGAAACGGGCGAAGCGCCCGACTGGCAGCGGCTTTATGACCGCCGCGAGACGTGGAAACTCGGGACGGTTCCGACGGGCGGGCTCTTCCTGACGGCTGGGGCCGATGTGCAGAAAGACCGGATCGAGGTCGATATCTGGGCCTGGGGGCGCGGTTTTGAGTCCTGGCTCGTCGATCACGTTGTTATCGAGGGCGGCCCGGATCGGCCCGATGCGTGGTCAGACCTGACAGCGCTTCTGGATCGCAGCTGGCCCCACGAATGCGGGGCGTATTGCAAGATCGCCCGGCTGGCCATCGACACGGGCTATGAGGCCCCGGCAGTCTATGCCTGGTCACGAAAAGTCGGCTTTGCGCAGGTGGCCCCGATAAAAGGGGTCGAAGGGTTCAACCGCTCGAGCCCTGTTTCGGGGCCGACCTTCGTCGATGCGACTGAGCGCGGCAAACGGCTCCGGCGTGGCGCACGGCTCTGGACGGTGGCAGTCTCGACCTTCAAGGCCGAAACCTACCGCTTCCTGCGGCTGGATCGGCCGACTGACGAGGAACGCGCAGAAGGGGCGGTGTTTCCACCGGGAACAATCCACCTGCCGAAATGGGTGGAAACCGAATGGCTGAAACAGGTCGTGGCGGAACAGCTGGTGACGGTCCGCACGAAACGCGGCTTTGCCAAGCTCGAATGGCAGAAATTGCGGGAACGCAACGAAGCACTTGACTGCCGGGTCTACGCCCGCGCTGCCGCGTGGATCCTCGGCGCGGATCGATGGTCAAATGCACGATGGGAAGAATTGGCGGCGCAGTTTGCGGTCGCTGATGCAGGTGGCGCCGTGACCGGAGCAGCGATGCACCCGACCCACAAAGCGCAGGTCCGCCGCGTCGCGCGGTCAACATATATGGGATGACGGATAATATGGCGGATCTGGCGACACTGAAACTCCGCCTGGAAAGTCTGACAGCACAACGGGCATCCGGCGTGGCCCGCGTCAGCTATGACGGCAAGATGGTGGACTATCGCTCCATCGCGGAGATCGACCGGGCAATCGAGGCGCTCGACCGTGAGATCGCTGCGGCTGAAGGCCGACGGATGGTGCGCCAAGTTCGCATAACAGCGACCAAGGGTCTCTAACCGACATGGCATTGTTCGACATGTTCCGCCGCCCCAAGCCGGGCGGCCCTGAAGCCATGCGCGCGCGGCTTGAGGGGGCGATGGCCAAGCGCCGTTTGCGCGGTTGGAACCCGCCCTTGGAAAACATCAACGCGCTGGTTGCCTCTGGTGGCCCGCGACTGTTGGCGCGTTCACGGGAGTTGGTGGTGACCAACGGCTATGCGGCGAACGCCTGCGAGGCCTTCGCCGCCAATTTGGTGGGCGATGGCATCAAACCGTCGTCGCTCATTCGCGATGCCGACTTGCGCGATCAGGTGCAAAAGCTCTGGCTCGCCTGGACGGATGAAGCGGATGCTGATGGGCTGACCGATTTCTACGGCCTTCAAGCCATGGTCGCACGCGAGATGTTTGTCGCGGGCGAATGCTTTGTGCGCTTGCGCCCGCGTCGCGCAGAGGACGGGCTTCTGGTACCGCTGCAGTTGCAGCTTCTGCAATCCGAGATGCTGCCCTTTGAGAAAACCGAAACCGACCCGAATGGGAACCGCATTCGCTGCGGGATTGAGTTCGACCTGATCGGTCGGCGCGTGGCCTACCACTTCCGCCGCCGCCATCCGGGCGACAGCACGGATCAGCGTGTGGCTATTCCCGACACCGTCCGCGTGCCTGCCGAGGAGGTGTTGCACATCTATCGGCCGATCGATGCCGGTCAAATCCGGGGCCTTCCGCATGTGGCGCCTGCCATGGTGCGGCTGTTCCTTCTGGATCAGTATGACGACGCGGAACTCGACCGGAAGAAAACAGCCGCGATGTTCGCAGGCTTCATCACCAAGACGGCCCCTGAAGACCCGATGATGGGCGAAGGCGAGGCCGATCTCGATGGAGCCGCGATCGCCAGCCTCGAGCCCGGCACCATGCAGGTTCTGCTGCCGGGTGAGGACGTGAAGTTCTCAAGCCCCGCCGATGTTGGTGGCGGCTATGAGGCTTTCCAATACCGGACGCTGCTGGCGGTCTCGGCCTCGCTGGGTCTGCCCTATCACCTCGTCACCTGCGATGTCCGGCAGGCGAACTATTCGAGCCTGCGAGCCGAACTGGTCGAGTTCCGGCGGCGGATCAGCCAGCTGCAGCATGGTGTCATGGCCCATCAGCTGTGTCGCCCGATTTGGCGGCGCTGGCTGGAAACGGCTGTGCTCTCGGGCGCGCTGGATACAGATCCTGTCATCGCGCGGCCCGTGCAATGGATCCCGCCGCGATGGGACTGGGTCGATCCGCTCAAAGACATTCAGGCGCAAGTGCTGGCTATGGAAGCGGGCCTGACCTCCCGGCGCAAGGTGGTCGAGGCCACGGGTTACGACATCGAAGAGGTCGATCGCGAAAACGCATCCGACGCGAAACGCGCCGCCGATCTGGGTCTAACCTTCCGTGCAAGCCCCGGCGAAACGCAGGGGGCAAGGGCAACGCCCGTCCAAGAGCCCAATCCAAATTCGAGTGACGGACCGTCCGACGGTAGCGCGGACCCCGCCCCACAGCAGGAGTAATCCCATGAAATCCTGGTACACGATCCGTGCCCGCGCCTCGGGCACGGAAGTGCTGATCTATGACGAAATCGGCGCCTATGGCGTCACGGCAAAGGGCTTTCTGGCAGAACTCGGTGCGCTGCCCGATGATGCCGCGATTGACCTGCGCCTCAACAGCCCCGGCGGCTCGGTCTTTGACGCGGTGGCGATTTACAACGCACTGAAGCGCCACGAGGGCACGATCACCGTCTGGATCGATGGCATCGCGGCCTCGGCGGCAAGCTACATCGCGATGGCAGGCGATACGATCATTATGCCCGAAAACGCCTTCCTGATGATCCACGACCCTTCGGGGCTGGTCATGGGCACAGCCGAGGACATGCGCTCCACCGCCGAGGCGCTCGACAAGGTCAAAGGCAGCCTGATCCAGGGCTATGCCGCGAAGTCGGGCAAAACCGACGAAGAAATCGCCGCCCTGATGGCGGCCGAGACTTGGCTTGATGCACAGGACGCGCTGGATTTCGGGTTTATCGATCGCATCACCGAGCCGGTGAAACTCGCCGCCTCTTTCGATGTGGCGCGGTTCTGCAACGCGCCGCCGGAAGTGGTGGAAGCGGCAAGTGAACCCGAGGAGCCTGCAGCCCCTGAGGATCAGACCGAGGGTGTTCCCAACGGAAACACCCAACCTGAACCCGAACAATCGAGTGCGGAAGCGCCAACCGTGGCCGCAGTTGAGCCCACAATGGCCGACGCTGCGACCGTCCGCGCCGAGGCCATCGCCCATGCGCGCGCCGTGATCGACCTCTGCCGCCTGGCAGGTCAGCCGCAGATGGCAGGCCGCTTGCTCGAAGAAGACGTGAGTCTCGACGATGTCCGCAATCGGCTTCTAGCGGCAAAGGCCGAGGTCACCCCCGACATCACCGCTGCCCATGCCCAACCCGGGCGTGCGGCCACCACCCAATCCTGGGGCGAGGTTATCGCCCGAACCTTCAAGACGAAAGGATAAGCGTCCATGACCACGCTCACTGAAGGCAAACACGCGGGCGGCTTCCTCGTCTGGGAAGTCCTGCGCGATTACACCCGAGAAACCGTTACCATCGCCTCCGGTGCTGGAAAGCTCGAGCCCGGCACTGTGCTTGGCAAGATCACCACGGGCGGCAAATACACTGTGCTCGCGCCTGCGGCCACGAACGGCAGCCAGAATGCCGCTGGCATTCTCTGGGCGGGCGTTGACGCTTCAGTCGCCGATGCGCCTGGCGTCGCGCTCCTGCGCGGCCCCGCCATCGTCAATCGCCACGAGATCGTCTGGCCCGAGGGCGCGACCGAGGCGCAGATCACCGCGGCCACCACGGCGCTTGCCACAATCGGCATCATCCTGCGCTGAGCCTGAGAGAGAAAGGACATCCCCATGGCAACCATGGACATCTTCGAGGGCGACGCCTTCAGCATCATTGAGCTCACCCGGGCTCTGGAAAACATCCCCTTCAAACCGGCGATCCTGTCGGGTGCCGGCCTCTTCGGCTCGCGCGGCGTGCGCCAACGCACCGTCATGATCGAAAGCCGCGATGGCACGCTGTCGCTGATCCCTTTCTCGGAACGTGGCTCAGCCTATGAACAGCAGGTGCCCGAACGCCGCGACATGCGAGCCTTCGTCTGCCGTCAGTTCAAGAAGCAGGACGTGCTTTGGGCCTCTGAAATCCAGGCCATCCGCGATTTCGGCTCAGAAACTGCCACCCAGCAGGTCCAGACCGAAGTCGCCCGCAAGATGGGACGACTGCGCAACGACGCCGAGGCCACTTTCGAGTTCCACCTCTTCAACGGCATCCAGGGCGTGGTGAAGGACCCAAAGGACGGCGCGACGGTCATCAACTACTACACCGAATTCGGCATCACACCGGCGGCCGAAGTGGATTTTGATCTCGATAACCAGTCGCCCGCTTCTGGCGCCTTGCGCAAACGCTGCCAGGCGCTGATCGAGAGCGTGGAGGACAGCCTTGGTGGTCTCGCCGCCGGTCAGGTGCAGCTCCGCGCCGAATGCGGCTCGGCCTTCTTTGCCGATCTCGTGGCCCACAAGGAGGTGCGCGAGACCTATCTGAACACCGCCGCGGCCGCCGATCTGCGCGGCCGCGTGGGCGAAGAGGTCAGCTTTGGCGGCATCACCTTCCGTCGCTATCGGGGCGGGCTTGGCTTCGGCGTGCCGACTGACAAGGCATATTTCTATCCCGAAGGCGTCGAGGGGCTGTTTGAGATCTACTACGCCCCCGCCGACACGTTTGAGACGGTCAACACACTGGGTCTGCCGCTCTATGCGCGCATGATCCCCGACCGCGACCGTGACGAATGGGTGCGTCTCGAGATCGAAAGCAACCCGCTGCCGATCTGCACACGGCCGCAGGTGCTGCGCTCGGCCAAGCGGACCTGATGAGCGCCTTTACTGACGCCCTCGGGGTGCTGTTCCTCGATGCCAATCTCTCGGTCGAGATCTGGCATCGGGACAGCGAGGGGCAGTTCACCCACGCGCGGGGCATCTTGCGCCGTCCCGATGAGACCACCGAGTTCGGATCGGCGCGGCTTTTGTCAGACACCACCCGGATCGATGTTCGGGTGGTGGATATTCCAGACCCTCGACCTCAAGAGCAGATCCTGATCGGCGAGGAAACTTTCCTGATCCAAGGCGAGCCGCGGCGTGATCGCGAGCGGCTGATCTGGACGATTGAGCTGACCCCCGCATGAGACTGGGCCTCGACATCGCACCAGACCTCGTTGCCGTGATGGCGGCCGAAATCAAGGCAGGCGAGAAGGCCGTCAGTGCGGCTATGCGGGAAGCTGGCACGGACCTGAAATCCGCTTGGCGTGGACAGATCAGGCAGGCGGGGCTTGGCCGGCGCCTCGCTAACTCGATCCGGAGCCAGACCTATCCGAAATCAGGTGAAAGCTTGAAAGCCGCTGCGCTGGTGTGGTCGAAGGCCCCGGAGGTTGTCGGGGCGCATGACACGGGCCCGCTGATCCGCTCGAAGGATGGGTTCTGGCTGGCCATACCGACGGCGGCGGCCGGCAAGGGCCTGAAAGGCGGGCGCATCACGCCCGGGGAATGGGAGCGCCGCCGCGGGATGCGGTTACGGTTCGTCTATCGGCGCCGCGGCCCGAGCCTCCTGGTGGCGGATGGTCGGTTGAACAGTCGCGGGCTTGGCGTTGCGTCACGGTCCAAGACGGGCCGAGGCAAGTCAACGGTGCCGATTTTTCTGCTGGTGCCACAGGTGAAGCTCGCGAAACGGCTGGATCTGGCGCGGGACGCAGAGCGCGCGCAGGCGGCCGTGCCGGCGCTGATCGTGGCGAATTGGGTGGAGGACAAGCTTTGAGTTTGCGCGAAACCATCCTAGTCGCGCTGCACGCGCGGCTTTCGGCGCTGCCCGCCACCGCCCTGCGCGGTGATGTGCTGCCGGAGCGCGTCCCAGATGCTGGCCTGCTGATCCTGCGCGACGGTGAACCGGGGGAGCCCGACGTGACGCTGTCGCCGCTCGCCTATCACTACCAACACCGCGCCGAAATCGAGGTCATAGTCCAAGGCACTGACCGCGATGGCGCTTTCGATATACTGTGTACCAGCATCGGCTCGGCGCTCGCCGCTGACCGCATGCTGGGCGGCCTCTGCGACTGGGTTCAGGCTGAAGCACCGCAGCCTGTCGATCTGCCTGTCGAGGGCGCGGCCAGCCTGAAAGCGGCCGTGATCCCTGTAGTTCTGCACTATTCCACGGCCGATCCACTCGGCTGATCCCGATAACAGGAGAATACTATGGCACGAGCCCAAGGGGCGCGGGCGCAGATGGCGCTGGCGTTCGAGACGACCTATGGCACGCCTCCGGTGAGCGGCTTCACCAAGATGCCCTTTGCCAGCACGACGCTGGGGGCAGAGCAACCGCTGCAGACATCGGAACTGCTGGGCTACGGCCGCGATCCGCAGGCCCCGATCAAGGATGCGGTAACAGCGGACGGTGATGTGGTCGTGCCACTGGATGCGGAGGCCTTCGGCTTCTGGCTGAAGGCAGCTTTTGGCACCCCGACGACCACTGGCGCCGGGCCCTACACCCACGAGTTCCGCTCCGGAAATTGGGCCCTACCGTCCTTCTCGGTGGAAACCGGCATGCCTGAGGTGCCGCGTTTTGCGATGTATTCTGGCTGCATGGTGGACAGTCTCAACTGGCAGATGGCCCGGTCCGGGTTGCTGACCGCGACGGCCAGTATCGTGGCCCAGGGCGAGGCCATCGCCACAAGCACCGCGGCCGGGACATCCGCCAATATCGCGCTGAAACGTTTCGGACATTTCAACGGTGCGATCACGCGCAATGGCGTCAACATCGGTAACGTTGTCTCTGCCGACCTTACCTATGCCAATAATCTCGACCGGATTGAAACGATCCGCGCGGATGGCAAGATCGACGGTGCGGACCCTTCTATCGCAGCGCTGACCGGTAATGTCGTCGTGCGCTTCGCCGATCAGACGCTGGTGACGCAAGCGATCAATGGTGAGGCCTGTGAGTTGGAGTTTTCCTACACGCTGCCGACGGGTGAGACTCTGACGCTGACAGCCCATGCCGTCTACCTGCCACGCCCCCGGATCGAAATCTCGGGCCCGCAAGGCGTGCAGGCAACCTTTGACTGGCAGGCAGCCAGCGATCCCGTGGCAGGCCGGATGTGCACCGTCACCCTGACCAACGACCGCGAGGCTTACTGATGCTCCGCCTGAACCTGTCGAATGAACCCAGGTGGCTCGACCTCGGCCATGGTGTGCGGTTGCTGGTGGAGCCGCTGACCACCGCCATTATGCTGGCCGCGCGTAGCGATCCGGCGATTGTCGCCGCGGCGGCAGAGGCGGACAGCACTGACTCCAACGACGATCTCGCGCGCATCGTGGCCAAGGCCGTTGCCCGCATCGTCGTGAAGGATTGGGAAGGCTTGGGCGATGAAGACGGCAAGCCACTGCCTCTCACGCCCGAGGGCATCGACGCGCTGCTGGAACTCTGGCCGATCTTCGAGGCGTTTCAAACGAAATACATCGCGGGCGCGCTCATCTTGGACGCGGAAAAAAACGCCTGACCGCTCTCGCCGACTGGGAATTCGGCGGGGGCGGTGAGTATTGCGCGGCGTGCCCCTCTATGTGCGCGGAATGCCCCAGAGCCCTGCACGCTCCACGCAGCCTTGAGGGCTGGCAGGTCTGGGATCTGGTTCAGCGCCTTGGCGGACAAGTGCGCGTTGCCGGCGGCATGAGCGGCGGCGCTGTCCTCGGCTGGGACATGGGCGCGGCGCTGCAACTCGGGGCGGCCCTCGGGCTCTCGCCCTTCATCCTCGCGGAACTGCTGCCGCCGATTGAGGCGGTGATGGTGCGCAAGATCAGTGAAACCCTGCAGGCCGGATCAGGCCTGACCTGACCTCGTTTCCATTGGGAACGAGGTGTGACCCACCAAGGAAATGTTGTGATGGCAGAGAAACGTGTCAGCGTCCGGCTTTCCGCGACCGGTGGGCGCCAGGTGCGTGCCGAACTCGAGGGTGTCGGAGAGGCTGGTGCGCGCGGCTTGGGGCGTCTCTCGCGCGAGATGGAACAAGCCAATGCCCGTATGGCGGCCTTTGCGCGCCGGGCCCGGATCGCAGCGACCGCTGCTGCCACGGCGCTCGCTGCCGCCGTCGTGTCGATGACGCGCTCGACCGTCGCGGCCGCCAACGAGATCAGCCAACTCTCCCAAGTGGCCAATGCCGCTCCGGAGGTGTTCCAGCGCTGGTCCGCGGCCTCCGCCACCGTCGGCATCGAACAAGAAAAGCTCGCCGACATCCTGAAGGACGTGAACGACCGCGTAGGTGATTTCCTGCAAACGGGCAGCGGTCCTATGGCGGATTTCTTCGAGAACATTGCGCCAAGGGTGGGCGTGACGGCGGATCAGTTCACCCGGCTTTCGGGGCCGGAAGCCCTGCAACTATACGTCGACAGCCTCGAGCGCGCAGGCGTCAGCCAGCAGGAGATGACCTTCTATCTCGAGGCCATGGCCTCGGATACGACGCGGCTGATCCCTCTGCTGCAAAACGGCGGTGCAGAGATGACCCGGCTCGGGGCACAGGCACAGGCGCTTGGCGCAGTGCTCGACGCAGATGCCATCGCCGCCATGCGCCGGTCGGAACTCGCGCTGGTCAGCATTGGGCAGGTCTTCACCGGCGTGCGCAACCGTATCGCAGTGGCGCTCGCCCCCTCGCTGGAGGCAGTGGCCAATGCGTTTGTCGCCCTTGCGTCCAGCACCAGCCGCGCGCCAGAGGCCCCCAGCGGGTGGCCGACCGCAATTGCGCCGCCACCCGGGTTCACATGGTCCGCATCATCAGCAAGGCCCAGCCCGCGCAGCACGGCAAGGGATTGC